CCCGCTAAGCCCTTGATTTACAAGGCTTTTATTTAGTACGAAGCGTAAATGCCTAGTGGGTCAGACCAACCAAACGAATAACGCTCACGTGATTTGTAACGCACGTTGCCCGTATCAAAATCACCATCCATCGAGTTTTGCAAGGGTGTACGTTCAAACATTTTGAGGCCGTTAGGCACATCAGTGGTTAAGAACCAAGCATTGGTAGCGGTCAAGAAGTGGTTAATTGTGTAACCTTCTGGGACTGAACCATTGTTCTTAATTGCATTGATGTCGTTGTTGTTTGTACCAACGCGCAGTTCTGTATCGAGCAAACGAGTTGCAACGAATTGGAGTGCTGGAGGAACAATCAACTTCTTTGGTTTAGCAGCGATCAACAGACCACGCTCATCTGTCCATGCAGCGATTTGAATAACAGCGTTTTCAAGGGCTGTTTCGTTCAAGTCAGCAGGAGTAGATGGAGTGTTACCGTTAGAACCACCGTTAACCAATGGGTGAGCCGTGTTAAACAACGATACACCATCACCACCAACATATTGTGACGAAAAACCGTTGTTCAAAACTGCTGCGGCTTTAACTTGTTTGGTATAAGCCATAGCACGAGCCAATGCTTTGGTATAACGTGCAGATAATGAATCATACAAGTTATCTTCGATAGCTTCTTCCGTGAGGGAGAAACCCAAAGCAATAGTTTCGTGGTTGTATCGAGCTGTCCATGCTTCTTGTGCATTGTCATAAGCGATGGCAGAACCTTCACTTTTAACAGGAGCTGCACTGAAACCAGACAGTTTTGTTTCTTCTTCAAAAGAACGCTCTGAGGTCTCGATTTCATAGATCTCTTTATGTTCTTCACCATAGCGAGCATACTCCAAGCCGAACAATGCGTTCAAACCAGGTAGAAGCTCTTTAAGTAGCTGTGCGCGTGAAATAGCCATTATTAGCTCCTAATTAAGCGGTTTGAGTAGCTGTATTCTGGTAATACTCATGTACACCGTGGTTCCACTTGAGTAGAACTTCTGGGTACTGGGTAAATACCAAAGTTGAGCTTGCTGGGATGGTGGCGGCGGTAGATGCAACACCACCTGCGTTAACAGTGCCGTACTGGGCATTGAGAACAACGGAGGTTGCGCCAGCCGAAGCTGCTGTACTTACATACGAGCCTGTACCAACATACTGACCGTTAGAAGCCAAGAAACCGACTTCTGTACCAACTGGCAATGCAGAAGGTAATGCGCTAACAGTCAAGGTTGTAGTACCGGTTGAGTAAGTTGCTGTACCAAGACTAACTGCTGTATCGCGAACAATATCAACAATTCTCCAAGGGAGCGTTGAAGTTGTTGCGGCAGAAGATGCCAACACACCGTTATAAGAATCGCCAGTGTTTTGATTACCTGCCAAGTCAGAAGCAGCAATATTCAAACCGATCATAGCTGTAGCTACTGAACCAATTGTTGAGCCACCCTGAGTAGTCACAACGGCCGATTTAAATACGGTGTCAGGATCATCAGTAACGATAGCAACAGCATCACCAGCCAAAGTCGAAGCAGGCCAGTATTGGCTGAAACGCTTTTGTTTGGTAACAGGGTCAGTGTAAGAACAGCCCAAGAAAATACCAGTTAAACCATACCCAGTACCGCCAGTAGAGGCAGAGCCGCCAGTGGTAAGGGTAATGCGTGTAACAAAGCCGCGAGTGATCGCAACTACATCGCCGTAAAAAATATTGGTTGAGTAACCATACTGAATAGGTAGGTTACGTGTCGAGCCTGCAAAGACTTGACCACCAATAAGATTCAGCGGCTTAAACCCGTAAGGGCCGGGAACAATTGGATAAGCCATTTAAATCTCCATTAATTAGAACCTCTACCAAAAGAGGTAGTTGATCGCCGCTCTTGAAAGATTGGCATTCGTGAATCACTTTGTCGCATAAGATTGTTATCTACAGCTTCTCCCTGCGCTCTTGTTTGATTAGCAAAATACTCACGCTCTTGCCTTCCAAACTCTTCAGGTCGCTTGCAAAGTAACAATCCACCGATCTCAATATTGTCTTTAAAACGACTATTAGGATCAGCTAACAGTTGGAATTTAGGTTGTTCACTAAGTAAGCAAGGTTCCCATCCCTCTCGGTAAGATGCCGATAGATTGCGGGGATCTGCCACGTTGTTAATAGATACTCGTTTCCAGTGATACTCATACCCAGCCTCTTTATCTGGCTCTGGGAGCAATTCCGCTGGCGCCCACTGTTTAGGACGTTGCTGGGTTGCACGGGCTTCTAGCTCACGGGGTGTTCTGTTTTCAGCCATTTTAGGCCTCCATTTTAAGTGCGGCATTTGCATATTGCTCAGGTGTTAGCCCAAGTCTTTTAGCAATGTCTAGTTGAGACTGTTTGAGTCTAATTTTTTTCGGGGATGTAGAACGTGTAGCAGGAGCTACTACCGTACTTGGCCTGCGTGTTGGAGGCGGATCTTCAGCCTCTTCATTGTCTTGACTGTTGCCTTCAAATTTCTCTGGAAAGCGTTTGCGCATCGTATCATCAATACGCCGGTAATACTCTTGTGAAGATACAGCCACACCTTCTTTCTTAAGCTTTTCATGTAGCCCAAGAGCAAGACTTGTCATTTCTTCGTCATCACCAAACCATCTGTTGTTTTTTTGCCATTCAACAGCGGTAGGGTCTGTGCGAATATTAGACTGCTGTGGTTGCACGACTTGTTGGTTAAGTTTTACTTCATTTTCTTCGTTTTGTAAACTGTTAAGTTTGATATTCTTAACTTTATCGGCACGTAAGGCTGCTTGAGTTAACTTTTCTTGCGCCTCAATAATCCTATCTGGGTCGCCAGATTCAAAGGCTTCACGGTAAAAGCGTTTGGCCTCATTGATTTCTAAGTCAACTGTTTTTTGTACCGAATCTACAACATTCTTTTCGCTATCATTCAAAGAGCTTTTTAGCTTTTTGTTTTCTTCTAACATCTTTTGAGCGAATGTTGTAGCTTCTGCTTCTCGTCGTGACGCAGCTTCTTTCTCTCTACGTTCGTCGTGAGCAAGTTTTTTTAGTTGAAGTAACTTTGTTTTAACTTTGGTTGAGTAATCCTCAAGCTCATCGTTATAAAGTTCTTCTTTTATTTTTTCTGGTAATGGCTCTTTATTACGATCCTGGGCAGGAGTATCGTCATCAATTTCAATTTCTAAATTGATTCCTTCATCTCGTGGATCTTCTTTCTCATCTGGGAATTTGTATGGTTCCATCATTTTTCCTTATTTGCGTCGGATTCCGCGTGGGTCATCTACTACACCCTCGACGGTATCATCGTTAATCAATCTAAACTCACGGCCGTGGATAACTAAACGTGATCCTGAATTAGGACGTACTAAAACAAAATCGCCCTTTTTACACCACGGACCATTCGGAAATTTGGTTTTATCCAAATAACAATCAGGACCGAGATCAACAACAAATAATACCGTTGTTAATATTTCTTCGATGCGCAAGGTTTCATCTGATTTAATCAGCCCGCTTTCGTACTCTTTGTCCATTTCTGGAATAGCACATAGGATATGATAGCCAGACGGTCTTGGTAACTGGGAAGCTTTTTCTTCTTCAGTTTTTTGTGTACTACCAATAATCACAGGATTATCGGGATTGGTTGCTAATAAAATATTAGTCGTCATCTGATTCCCTTAGACGTTCATGTAGGTCTGAAATATATCGACGGGCGGTTAACAGACCTTGAATTTCACCGGCCATCTTTTTGTACTCACCAAAGTCTTTAGCACAATCATCACCTAAAGCTTCTTGAAGTTGCAAAACCTTGCTGTCTATCTTATTGGCAAGATAGTCTAAATGTTTATCAATCATTATTTACCCTATTGTTTTGAGGTACGTTCTGTGATCTCATTTGATTGCGCTCCTGCGCATCCATCTGCGCTTTTGCCAATGCCGTATCTACTATTAACTTAGTATGGTCAGCCTGTCTTTTAATTACATTTGACTCTCGTGACTTTTGTAAGTCTGTTTCAATCCGCATTTTTTCTGTTTGCGCTTGTGCCGCAATCCGTTGTCTTTCAATATCCATTTGCGCTTGTTTTGCCTGAACATCAGCTTGATCTTTCTGTGCCTTCCGAGCAACATCTTGGGCTTGTATTTTTAATTCCTCTTGTTGGAATTGCAACATTGGGTTTTGAGC